GATATTTCTGCTAAATTAGCAGTCGAAGGATTAACCTTTGCAGAGAAGTGTGAACTTAAAGATAGGGAGCACAATATTAAAATGAAATTGAACGGAGTTAAACCAATGGATTCTAGTTATGAGTGCTTCGGTTGCGGCTCATAAATTAAATTAAATGAAATCACCTTTTGCATTTATTGCACGACCAATAAAGAATAGGAGGTATAACAATACAAAGGAAATTGGAGGAATAGACTTTGTAGTTAGCTCTTCTACAGAAGACCATAAGTTCTCTAATAGAGAGGCAGAGGTTGTCGAGTTACCACTTACATATGAAGGACCTATACAGATAGGAGATATCCTTTTAGTTCATCATAATGTTTTCAAGTATTATAATGATATGAAAGGAAGACAGAGGAGTGGTAAAAGTTTTTTCAAAGATGATTTATTTTTTATCGAAGAAGACCAATACTTTGCTTACAAGCAGAATGGAGAGTGGAATGCAATTGGTAGATACTGCTTTGTAAAACCTGTTCCGGTTGTTGATAGCTACTTACATAAAGGCATAAAGGAAGAACCTTTGATTGGTGAGATGCTATATCCTAATACCTATTTAAAATCACATGGTGTTAAGAAAGGAGACAGAGTTTGTTTTAAGCCTGAGAGTGAATATGAGTTTTCTATAGACGATGAAAAAGTTTATAGAATGTTTGACCACCAAATAACAGTTTCTTTATGATTTACGTTGACGATGATTTTTTGGATGGAGAGACTTTAGATACAGTTATAACCTACTTAACTACAAATGAGTTTGAGCAGGTTAATGCAGGTGAAAAAGATTTTTGGTGTCAGATGAGTAATGAAAGTTTTGATGAGTATGTTATATCAAAGCTTGAGCACAAAGAACAAAAAGAGCTTAAAAGTATATTTAGTTTTTTCAGGGTGTCTAATGATAAGCTAGATACAGATTGGAGGATTCATGCTGATACAATTATCATGGGAGAAAAACCTGATAGAGCATTAGTTCTTTATTTGTCTGACTGCTATAATGAAGAGTTAAACGGCACTGCTTTTTGGGAGCATATTGATATGGGTGATACAATGCCTTTAGACATTACTGATGATGAGTTTGATGAGATTCTATTAAGGGATTCAAACAACTTAGATAAGTGGAGTTTAAAAAGTGTTGTAGGGTATAAGCCTAATAGATTGGTTTCATATCCTTGTAATTATTTTCACAGCAAATACCCCAACAAGAGTTGGAAGGAAGGGCGTGTAGTTTACGTAATGTTTTACGCAACAAAATGATTTGTTGAATTTTTGTATATTAAAGGGGGAGGTTTTAATTTTTTTAAATATTATAAATTAAAAGTTCTTGTTGGCGCGAGGTACCTCTCCCTAACAAAAATGAAATGAAATGAAATCAAAAGATATAAAGCTTAAGATAATCGAAGCAGGGCATAAAGCCGTAGAGCAATTAATAAAGGTTGCCAAAGAAGATATAATAAATTTTGATGCTGAAGATGATTTAGCTTCAGACAGATTAAAGAATGCATCAGCTACGAAGAAGCTAGCAATATTTGATGCGTTTGAAATATTAAATAGAATTGAATCTGAAAGAGAGGCTATTGAGTCTATAGATAAGGAAACTAATAAAACAAACACAAGACAAGGTTTTGCAGAAAGAAGGTCAAAATAGTTTATACAGAGAGCTGAAAGGTGTTATACCTAAAAACATCATCACCTCTAAGAACAGAGCAAAGTCTTGGAAGTATGGCTATGAACCTAAGTATGACCTGATTGTTATATCTAAAACCGGAGAGATTGGAGACATCATTACTATACAGGGTTTAAAGATTGCTTTGCCTGCAACTCCAAAGAAGTGTCTTCAAAGACACAAAGATAAATCACAACAGTATTGGGAAAGAACCGAGCTGCCAAAACCATTGGCAAAAATAAAATCAATCTTTGAATGGAATGAAATGTCTTCTGAGTTTAAAGACACTTGGGTTGACTATATTGAAGAAGAGTTTGAGAAGAGGGAATATGGTGTGTGGTTTATGAATGATGGTAAGCCAACTTATATAACAGGTTCTCACTATATGTATTTACAATGGACATCTATAGATGTGGGTTATCCTGATTACAGGGAAGCTAATAGGTTATTGTATATACATTGGGAAGCCTGTAAAGCAGACAAGAGAAGCTTTGGGCAAGACTATCTAAAGATTAGACGTTCCGGATTTTCTTTTATGAGCTCTTCTGAGTGTGTGAATACAGGAACACTTGCAAAAGACTCAAGGGTTGGTATACTATCTAAGACGGGTGCTGATGCTAAGAAAATGTTTACAGACAAGGTAGTGCCTATAAACAACAGGCTACCATTCTTCTTCAAGCCTATAATGGATGGTATGGATAAACCTAAGACAGAGTTAGCATTTAGGATTCCTGCTGCAAAGATTACAAAGAAAAATATGTAAGACACAAGTAAAGATGAGTTGTACGGATAAGATACCACTATAGATTGGAAGAACACAGATGACAACTCCTATGATGGTGAGAAGTTATTGTTGTTGGTTCACGATGAGAGTGGTAAGTGGTTAAAGCCAAACAATATCCTAAACAATTGGCGAGTAACAAAAACTTGTTTAAGATTAGGAAGTAAGATAATTGGTAAGTGTATGATGGGGTCTACATCCAATGCGCTTAACAAAGGAGGAGACGAGTTTAAAAAATTATACTACGACTCTGACGTAACAAAAAGAAATGCAAACGGACAAACAAGGTCCGGACTATATTCTTTATTTATACCAATGGAATGGAACATGGAAGGGTTTATTGACAGGTATGGTATGCCTGTATTTAGAAATCCTGATAAGCCTGTCTTGGGTATTGATGGAGAAATGATACATCAAGGTGCAATTGATTATTGGGAGGCTGAAGTAGAATCTCTAAAGAGTGATGCTGATGCTTTGAATGAATTTTACAGACAGTTCCCAAGAACAGAATCACACGCCTTTAGAGATGAAAGTAAACAATCCATTTTTAATCTAACTAAAATTTATCAGCAGATAGACTATAATGATTCTTTGATAATGGAACATCACGTTACTCGTGGGTCTTTATCTTGGAAGAATGGAATAAAAGATACAGAGGTTATCTTTAGTCCTGATAGTCGAGGTAGGTTTAAAGTTTCTTGGACTCCAAGTAAACATTTACAAAATAGGGTAATAGAGAAAAATGGAATCAAGTATCCCGGTAATGAACACTTGGGAGCTTTTGGTTGTGACAGCTACGACATCTCCGGAGTTGTTGGTGGTGGAGGCTCTAATGGAGCTTTACATGGAAAGACAATGTTTAATATGGATGACGCTCCAAGTAATGAATTTTTCTTGGAGTATGTGGCACGACCTCAGACTGCTGAAATATTTTTTGAAGACGTACTTAAAGCTTGTGTCTTTTATGGTATGCCGATATTGGTAGAGAATAACAAGCCAAGACTTTTGTATCATTTTAAGAATAGAGGGTATAGAGGGTTCTGTATGAACAGACCTGACAAGCAATATACTAAACTGTCTAAGACAGAAAAGGAGCTTGGAGGTATACCTAACTCAAGTGAAGACGTAAAACAAGCTCACGCATCAGCTATTGAGTCTTATATAGAAAGTAACATAGGATTGAAAGGAGATGACGAAATGGGAGATATGGTGTTTACAAGAACGTTAGAGGATTGGGCTAAGTTTGATATATCAAACAGAACTAAGTACGATGCATCTATAAGTTCAGGATTGGCTATAATGGCCACTCAAAAGCACCTTTATTTGCCCGAAAAAAAAGTATCGAAAATAAAGATTAACTTTGCAAGATACAGTAACAAGGGAAATATAAGCGAAAGAATTAGATGAAACAGGTAAATATTAACATACAAGCCGAATCGTTTCCTAATCAATTTGTTTCAGATTCTGAAAAGGCTACAGAGGAATTTGGTTTAAGGATTGGTCAGGCAATACAATACGAGTGGTTTAGAAAGGATGGAAGTAATTGCAGATATTACTCTCGATGGAATGAATATCATAAACTAAGATTATACGCAAGAGGTGAACAACCTGTTGGTAAATATAAAAACGAGTTGGCAGTAGATGGCGACTTGTCTTATCTAAATCTAGATTGGACACCTGTTCCTGTTCTACCAAAGTTCGTTGATATCGTAGTTAATGGAATGCAGGACAGAATGTTTGATGTAAACACATACGCACAAGATGCAGTGTCTCAATCAAGAAGAAGTAAGTTCCAACAAATGATAGAAGGGCAAATGGTTGCAAAGCCTATGCTAGAAACTATACAACAGAAGACAGGAGTAAATCCTTTTACTACAAATCCTGATGACCTACCTGAGTCAGATGAAGAGCTTAAACTTTATATGCAGCTTAATTATAAGCCTGCTATAGAGATAGCTAATGAAGAAGCAATAAATACTTTATTCGAGACTAACAAGTATGTTGATATTAGAAAGCGAATAGATTATGACCTTACTGTACTTGGTATATCTGTAGCAAAGCACGAGTTTCAGGAGGGAGCAGGAGTTAAGATAAATTATGTGGACCCGGCGAATGTAGTACATAGCTATACTGAAGACCCACACTTCAAAGACTGTTTCTATTGGGGAGAGATTAAAACAGTTCCAATTACTGAGCTTGTAAAGATTGACACTACGTTAACTAATGACGACTTAGAAGAGATATCTCAATACTCTCAGAGTTGGTATGACTATTTTAACAGTGAGCAGTTTTATCAGAACAGTATATTTAGAAGAGACACCGCAACATTGCTTTACTTTAATTATAAGACTACCAAGAAGATAGTATACAAAAGAAAGGTTAAGGGTAATGGTAATGTAAGTATGATAAAAAAAGATGACTCTTTTAATCCGCCACCTGAAATGCAAGAAGAAGGAAACTTCGAGAAAGTTGAGAAGACTATTGATGTGTGGTATGAGGGAGTTATGGTTATGGGAACCAATATCATGTTGCAATGGAAGTTACAAGAGAATATGGTTAGACCAAAGTCTGCTACTCAGCACGCTATATCTAACTATGTAGCAGTTGCTCCAAGAATGTATAAAGGAAGGATAGAATCTTTACTTGGTAGAATGATACCTTTTGCAGATTTAATTCAGCTTACACATTTGAAACTTCAGCAGGTTATAGCAAGAGTAGTTCCTGATGGTGTATTCATTGATGCAGATGGATTGAATGAAGTAGACTTAGGAACAGGACAGGCATACAATCCTGAAGATGCATTGAGATTATATTTCCAAACAGGTTCGGTTATCGGTAGAAGCTACACCCAAGATGGAGACTTTAATCAGGCTAAGGTTCCAATTAGAGAACTACAGTCAAGCTCCGGAGCTTCAAAAGCACAGATGCTTATATCTAACTACAACCACTATCTTAATCAGATTAGAACTGTAACAGGATTAAACGAAGCAAGAGACGGAAGTATGCCGGACCCTAATTCTTTAGTTGGTGTACAGAAGTTAGCAGCTTTAAATTCAAATGTAGCAACAAGGCATATATTAAACGGTAGCTTGTTCATAGCTAAAAGTTTAGCTGAAGCTATGACCTATAGAGTTGCAGACATTTTAGAATACTCAGATTTTAAAGAAGAGTTTATAAACCAAATAGGTAAATACAATGTGGCTATCTTAAACGAGATAAGTCAATTATACATTTATGACTTTGGTATATTCATAGAGTTGGCTCCTGATGAAGAACAGAAGGCACAGTTAGAAGCAAATATTCAAATGGCTCTAAGCAAGGGAGACATTAATCTTGAGGATGCAATTGACATAAGAGAGATAAAGAATCTAAAGCTTGCTAATCAATTATTGAAGCTTAAGAGAAAAACTAAGCAAGAGCGAGATGAAAAGATGGCTATGCAACAGCAAGCAATGCAAGCTCAGCAACAGCTCAAGTCTCAAGAGATGGCAGCTCAGGTAGCTCAGCAAAAAGCTCAAATGGAAATGCAGGCTAAGATGCAGTACAGACAAGCCGATATAGCTTTTGAGATTGAGAAGATGAACAATGAAGCTAGGCTTAAGTCTGAACTAATGGACAAAGAGTTTCAGCTTAATGTAGAGTTGGCTAAGATAAATCAGCAAGGTCTTACTGATAGAGAGATGCAGAAAGAAGATGCTAAATCAAAAAGAATTAGCCAAGCAAATACAGAGCAATCAAAAATGATAAATCAAAGGAAGAATAACCTTCCTCCAATAAATTTCGAATCTAATGAGGATAGCTTAGATGGCTTTAGTTTGGCTGAATTTGACCCAAGATAATACCGTCTAAACCATAAATAAATTTTGTGTAACTTTGTAATTAAATAAAATCAAATGGAATTTAAAGTAAGAGAAGTAAACGGAGAAGATGAAAAATCAAGGGCAGAAGTTGAACAAGAGTTGTTGGCTAAGCACGAAGAGCAATTCGAAGACTCCACTACAGGAAATGACACTGACGCTCCAAGAGTGGAAAATGGCAACGAGAGTGCCACCGCCTCACAGGAGCAAGAAAACATACAGTCGAAAGACAAAACACAAGCTCAATCCTCAGAGCTAAACGAGGAAGACGTTCTTAAATTTATTGGTGACAGATACGGAAGAGAGATTAAATCTCTTGATGAGTTAAATCAACAGAGAGAGGAAGACCCTCTACCTGAAGATGTTTCAAAGTATCTGACGTATAAGAAAGAAACAGGTCGAGGGTTCGATGACTTCGTAAAACTTCAAAAGGATTTCGATGGAATGGACCAAGACGATTTGCTAAGGGAATATCTTTCTGCTACTGAGAAAGGCTTAGATGCAGATGATATTGAGGACTTAATGGATGAGTATCATTACGATGAAGACATTGATGATGAAAGAGATATTAAGAAACGTAAGTTAGCAAAGAAGAAGATACTTGCGAAAGCAAAAGACTACTTCATAGAAGAGCAGGAAAAATATCGAGTACCTCTTGAGTCGAGAAGGGAAAGTAATTCTGAGTTCAGCAATGAAGAGCTTGAAGCTTATCGTAATTATATAGCTGAAGCAAAGACTTCACAGGAAGCTCTCAATCGAAAGAATGAGGTATTCCATAAGAAAACAGACGATGTGTTTAGTGAGTTCAAAGGTTTTGAGTTTACGCTTGATAACAACAAAGTTTACTTTTCTCCCGGTGATGCTGCTGAATTGAAAAAGTCTCAACTTAATCCACAGAGCTTCGTTGATAAGTTCTTAGATGACAGTGGGATGATGATAGATGCGGCAGGATATCATAGGTCTTTAGCGATGGCAATGCATCCTGAAAAGTTTGCCAAGTTCTTTTA